TACTGATACTGGCACAGCAATACCAACTTCAGAAGAAATAAGCTCTACTGTTGAAGAGATAGCTCCAACAACTGGCAATGTATCTACATATACAGACCCAGCAACTGGTCAGAAAGAGCAATTTGAATCTTACGGTCAGGTTAATAGGTTTGGCGTATATGCTGGTGATGGCTTTGAATGGTATGAAAACCCAAGTGTAACAAATCCAAATGGCGATCCTGTACTAAGCAGAAGATATACTGGTAAAGGCGAAGGTAATGGCCTTGGTACAGAACCTATTAGCGCAACTGAAATTAGTCATGGAAATCAACAAGATAGAGAAAAATTCAAACGCATAGGTCAAATATCTATGGATGAAGGCAGTGAGTTTGCATCTACTCAAGGCTCTGCAAATGATGGCGACTTCTTAGAGTTCTTAAAGACAGGTAAATTTGGTGCAAGTAAATCATTTGCTGATCAATATGGCTTTGATGATTATGATCCAACACTAACATATGGCGATAGTGAAATATCTTCATCTAATAAATCATCTTTAGAAAATACTTTAGAACTTGCTGATAAAGCTGGTATAAAGGACGAAATTTTGCCAGATTTTGTTGATTCTGGCATTACGCCTAGCCAGCAAAGTATTAATGATATGAAGCTTTATGGTCAGTTTGGTCAACAGCCTAATGCCGCTGAATATGCTCAGATGACACAAGTTATGAACCGTTTAGGTGAAACTCCTATGACTAAAGAGTTTCAAGACGAAATAGCAGATCAAATGAGATCAGATGGCGCTTCTGAAGCTGACATAGCCAAGTATCGAAAGTCTAGTCCTGTAGGTGAAGACATTAATCCTTTCTATGATACTTTTGGTGAAGCTGAAGGTTTTGCAGAAAAAGCTGGTTCTGCAATAAGAAGTCTTCTTAATTTTGGTGTTAAGTCTCTAACTTATGGTTTACTTGATCCTGCTAAGATGAGCAAAAACCAAGCAGAGAAATATATGGAAGCATTGCAAGAAACTGGTACTTACTCTTATGACGATTCTAATGTTTTAAAAGGTGTTTTAGACGCAGAAGGAAATACTGTAAAAGGATTTAACGACTTTAAAAATACTAAAGCAGGTGCCGTATCATTCAATGATTTAACAAATGAATCATCTAACAGAGATAATAATAGATGTCCTGCTGGATATGTATATGACGTTGCTGAACAGATGTGTGTTCCTATAATTGATGATGGTTCAGGAGATGGTTCAAGTTCACCTAATTTAGAACTTGGTGAAAGACCTATAAGACCTCCATCTACACAGCCTAATAGACCTCCAGTTGTAAGACCACCATCAGGTGGGACAGGCGCTGCTGGAGTAAACTTCCGTAAGCCTAAATTCTTTCAAGATGGTGGAAGTGTAACCCCTAACATAGATAGCTTTTTAAGTGGCTTGAGGTAGTTAAATGGAAGGCCTTGATAACTTTTCAGAGTATCTAACTGATGAAGAGTTAGCCAAGGTAGCTCCTATGCTTGATCGTTTATCCACGTTGGATAAGCGTTCTGAAAAGCAAAACAACTATATGAATTTTGTGAAGCATGTTTGGCCTCAGTTTATTGAGGGTAGGCACCACAAGATTTATGCTGAAAAGCTACAAGCTGTGGCTGATGGTAAGTTAAAACGTTTAATTATTAACATGCCACCGCGCCATACGAAATCTGAGTTTGCAAGTTATTTGTTTCCGACTTGGCTTATGGGCAGACGCCCTGATTTAAAAATCATTCAAGCAACTCACACGGCTGAACTTGCTGTTGGCTTTGGTCGTAAAATAAAAAATTTAATTGACAGTGATGATTTTAGAGATGTTTTTCCTGAAGTTCAACTTGCTGGCGATGCGAAAGCAAGTGGTCGTTGGAGTACGAACAAAGGCGGCGAATATTACGCTGTTGGTGTTGGTGGCGCTCTAGCTGGTCGTGGTGCTGATTTAGCAATCATTGATGACCCTGTTTCTGAGCAAGATGCTTTGAGCGTTACTGCGTTGGATAATATTTACGAGTGGTACACGTCTGGTCCTCGACAGCGTTTACAGCCCGGTGGTGCCATAATAATTGTTATGACACGTTGGTCTATTCGTGATCTAACAGCTAAGGTTTTAGCAAAACAAAGTGAAAAAGGTGCTGATAAGTGGGAGATTGTAGAGTTCCCTGCTATTATGCCCTCGGGCGATCCATTATGGCCTGAATATTGGGCTTTAGAAGAACTAGAAGGCGTTAAAGCCTCTATTCCTGTTGCCAAATGGAACGCTCAGTATATGCAGAACCCCACTGCTGAAGAAGGTGCTATTATTAAGCGCGAGTGGTGGAAGGTCTGGGAAAAAGATGATCCACCTCCATGCAGCTATATTATACAAAGTTATGATACTGCGTTTAGTAAAAGCGATAGAGCTGACTATAGTGCTATAACAACTTGGGGTATTTTTACTCACGAACAAACGCGTGAGGAACATATTATACTTTTAGACGCTGAAAGAGGACGTTGGGAGTTTCCTGAGCTAAAAGAACAAGCATTAGAATCATATAAAATATATGATCCAGATATGGTTTTAATAGAGCAAAAAGCAAGTGGTATGCCGTTGACGCAAGAACTAAGACGTATGGGAATACCAGTAACACCATTTACTCCGAGCCGTGGTGCTGATAAGTTTACTCGTATGCACGCTTGTGCGCCTGTGTTTGAAAGTGGCATGGTCTGGTGTCCAGAGACTAACTTCTCTGATGAAGTTATGGAAGAATGTGCCGCTTTTCCAAATGGTGAACATGATGACTTGGCGGATTCGATGACTCAGGCTATACTACGATTTAGACAAGGTGGTTTTATTATCACGCCAACTGACTATGATGATGAAGATGAGATCGCTTTTAAGAAACAAAAACGTGAATATTACTAGGAGATTAGTATGGATATTAAAAAAATGTTATTAAAGTTCTCGCGCATGAACGGCAAGGATATGAGTGGCCTTAGTCCATCTGAACTAGCTGAAGCGGGAACTGATCCTAAAGAAAAAATTTCAGAAGCTGAACTTCAAAGGTTACTTAAAATGTTAGGTACAACATCTGCAAAACCTAAGCCTCGTCCATTTAAAAATGGTGGTAAGGTTATGGAATACAAAAAAGGTGGCGCAGTTAAAAAGAAAAAAGCCAAAAATAAAAAATCTAAAATGGGTTGCGTTATGGCTGGACGTGGCGGAAAGTATAAGGGGATGCGCTAATGAATAAAAAGTATAAAGGTTTTTCTAAATTACCAGAAGCTGTTCAGAATAAAATGGACCCTGATCTAGCTAAGAAATACATGTACGGTGGGGCTGTTAAAAAGTATGGTCACGGTGGCAGTGTTGAAAAAGAAAGTAATGGTATGTCTCGTGGATGTGGCGCAGCTATTACTGGTAAAAAGTTTAGTGGAGTAAAATAATGGCTAAAATCATCATTAACATTGATATGGATGAGCTTACATCTGGGGTCAACCAAGTTGTTGATGATGGTATGTACGATGATGAAGAAGGGTCAGAAAAGTTTTCTTGCCCTCTTTCAACTCAAGATTCTAAAATAAATTCTGAAAATCGTGAAAACGCTATACAGGAACACTCTTATGGTCATTCTGTAAAGAATTGGGAAAAGAAAAAACAAATTTGTGGGACTTGCGAGTATTATGATATTCGAGCTTCTATGTTAGACTGTATTGAAAATGGTATTGGCATGGACGAAGGTTCTCAAGTAGGATACTGTAATAAACTAGATTTTACCTGCGCAGCGGAAAACGTTTGTAATGAGTGGGAAAAAGGCGGTCCAATTACCGACTTTAACGACATTGACATATACGAACCGCTGGAAGGGAACGAAAAGGACATTTTCTAATGGCTATTGAGCAAGGAATAGGTGCAGGTGGAGTTCCTGATCAACCTGTAGTTGAAGACAACACTCGTATGATGGAAGTTCCTGAATTACCTGCTGATCCGGGTATTACAGAGTTTGATGATGGCAGTGCTGTTATTGGTGAATACCAAGAAGAAACAGAAGCTGTAGAAGAAATTGAATTTGGTGGAAATCTAGCAGATATTATGGATGAGGTTAATTTAAAACTAATTTCATCTGATCTTGTTGGTTTAATTGAAGACGATTTATCTGCTCGTGAAGACTGGGAAGACACGTATAAAAAAGGTCTTGAGTTTCTTGGCATGAAGACAGAAGAACGTTCTGAGCCTTTTGCTGGCTCTTCTGGCGTTATTCATCCTTTACTTGCTGAAAGTGTTACACAGTTTCAAGCTCAAGCTTATCGTGAGCTTTTGCCAGCCACTGGTCCTGTTAGATCACAAGTTGTCGGCGCTCAAAACCAAATGCTTGTTCAGCAAGCAGAACGTGTAAAAGACTACATGAACTATATGATAACTTACGAAATGGAAGAATATGATCCTGAGTTAGATCAAATGTTATTCTATCTTCCTGTTATTGGTTCGACATTTAAAAAAGTTTACAACGATCCTTTAAAGCAACGTGCTGTTAGTAGTTTTGTTCACGCAGAAGATATGATTGTACCATACGGTGCAACTGATCTTACGTCTTCTCCGCGTATCACACATAGATTAACTATGGATTCCAACGAAATTAAAAAGCTTCAGCTTGCAGGTTTTTACCGAGATATTGATTTGCCTTCTGACGCTGAGGATTCATCTATGAGTGAAGTTGAAGAGTCAATTGATGACATTCAAGGCGTTCACCCATCAGGTCCATCAGAAGAACTTACAATATATGAAGTTCATACATCTCTTGATATTGAAGGTTTTGAAGACCTTGGAGCAGATGGTAAGCCAACAGGATTAAAGTTACCATATATAGTAACTATACTTGAAGATTCTAATGACGTTCTTTCTGTTCGCAGAAACTATTCTGAAGATGATATGATGAAACGTGCGAAACAATATTTCGTGCATTACAAGTTTCTTCCGGGACTAGGCTTTTACGGCTTAGGTTTAACGCATATGATAGGCGGTTTAGCGCAAGCGTCTACATCTATCCTTCGTCAACTTATTGACGCAGGTACCCTTTCCAACTTACCAGCAGGTTTTAAAACCCGTGGCGCAAGAATTCGTGACGAAGATTCTCCTCTTCAACCGGGCGAATTCCGCGACATTGATGTGGTTGGAGGCACCCTGCAAGGCTCTTTGATGCCTCTCCCCTTTAAAGAGCCTTCAGGCACGCTCTATAATTTACTTGGAACTCTCGTAGACGCTGGACGCAGATTTGCTTCAATGGCTGACATGAAAGTTGGCGAAATGAGTGGTGATACGCCTGTAGGAACTACTATGGCAATTATGGAGCGTGGCACAAAAGTTATGTCAGCTATCCATAAACGATTGCATTACTCACAAAAAATTGAGTTTAAGCTTTTATCTAAGATTTTTGCAGAGACTATTCCTGCGTACCCATATCAAGCAGACATGCAAATGGGTCCAGAAATATTTGCTCAAGACTTTGATGCTAGAGTTGACGTATTGCCCGTATCTGATCCAAACATTTTCTCTATGTCTCAACGTATTGCGTTGGCACAAACAGAGTTGCAGTTGGTTCAATCAAACCCACAAATACACGGTGGACCTCAAGGCCTATATACTGCGTACAGAAAAATGTACGAAGCTCTTGGCGTGACTAACATTGATGGCATATTGCCACCTCCACCACCACCACCACCTCCTGTTAATCCTTCTAAGGAAAATCAAAACGCTTTACAGGGCGCTCCTTTGCAAGCATTTCCAGATCAAGATCATGAGGCGCACATAGAAGCTCACATGGCGGTTATGGCTACTCCAGCTATGCAACTTAACCCAAATGCTATTATGGCTCTACAAGGCCACATACAAGAGCATATAGGGCTACTTGCAGAAGCACAGGCACAACAAGAAGTTATGAGTCAGATTCCACCAGAACAAATGCAAATGATGCAACAACAAGCTCAAATGGCAGCGTCTCAGCAGGGTCCACAAGGACAAGCTCCTGATCCTATGGCGCAGTTTAAACCTCAAATAGATTCTTTAGCAGCTCAAATTATAGCTGACTTAACTGAAGAACTTGCGCAAGCTGTTGCGGCACCGGAAACTTCTGATCCACTTGTTGATATTAGAAACCAAGAATTGCAACTTAAAGCGGCTGATATGCAACGCAAGCAATCTGAGTTTGAATCAAAACAAGAGTTCCAACGTGAGCAAGAGCGAAATGACGTTCTTACAGCACAGCAAAGAATTGATGTATCAGAAGCTGCTTTGGCAGACAAAACTAGGATTGCGGAAGATCGCATACAAACGCAACGAGATATTGCAAATTTAAACGCACAAACGAAAAGGCAATAACATGACATCATCTGTTAGACAAAAAATGGCTGAACAAGAAAAAGAAAAAAAGGTAGCCCAACGGCTATCTGAAACTCCTGTTGAAATGGTGAGAGCGAGAAATGAAGATGGGCATTTTATCAAAGACGACCCAAAAACAGAAGAAAATGAAGCTTGGATTGAAAAACCAAAAGCCAAAAAGAAAGCTGTTGCAAAGAAAAAAACCACAGCAAAAAAGTCTAAGTAGGTTTAGCAAAATAGCAAGACCCCAGATATTCCGAGGAATTTTCTGACTTTTTGGTATTTATACTTGTATTTCCCGTATAATTTTATACTATATGTGGTATGGATGCATTAAACTTAGCACAATACTTATTAAAAAGCGTTCGTGAACGCGATGCTCGTCTTAAAGATAAGCTCGCGGACGGTTCGATACAAACTCTTGAGGAGTATCGGTATATTGTAGGTCAAATACGTGGCATGTCCTATGTAGAAGATGAAATTAAAGCCGCGATGAAAGGTATAGAATACTCAGATGACTAAAAAGTTGTTTGTGCCTGAACACGTTGCTAAAGCAGCGCAAAAGGCCATAAAGGAAAATCCAACAGTTCCTAAGCCAATTGAAAACGCCTTTGGCAAAGGCGGTAAAAATAAAAATGAAGACGATCCTTCTGAAATGAAGCAGTCTTCTCTGGAGAGATTGCCGCAGCCAACAGGCTACCGCGTACTCATAATTCCCTACTATCCTAGCGAAAAAACAAAAGGCGGTTTAATCGTACCTGATCAGGTTCGTGACCGTGAATCTTTTGCAACAGTTGCGGCTTATGTCGTTAAACTGGGTCCTGATGCTTACACAGACTCCCAAAAGTTCCCAAGTGGTGCGTGGTGTCGTGAGAAAGATTGGGTACTTATAGGAAGATATAGTGGAAATAGGTTCAAAGTGGAAGGACTTGAGGTTAGAATCATAAATGACGATAATATTATCTCAACAATCCTTGACCCGAAGGACATTTCATATGTATAACTTAGTAGAGAACAAGGAAAATTACTATGTCTGAAGATATTCGTGAAGACGATGACTTTGAAAATGGTGCATCTATAGATGTTGAAGACGATCAGGATCAAGACCAAGAAGAAGGTGTTGAAGTAAGTTCTGATGATGAAGAAGAAACCCGAACAAAAGTTCGTAAAAAATCTTCTGGAGATGATGAGCTAGAAAATTATAGCGAATCCGTACAACGTCGAATTAATCAATTAACAGCAAAACGTAAGCAAGCTTCTGAAGAAGCCCAAGCCGCTGTTCAGTATGCTCAAACAATTCAGCAAGAAAACGCTCAAATGAAACAGCGTTTACAGCAAATGAGTGCAGGATATAACACAGAAGCTGAAGGTCGCTTGAATGCTCAAGAAGCTCAAGCAACTCGCGCTTACGCAGAAGCAAGTGAGGCTGGCGACTATGATCGTGCGGCTAAAGCTCAACAAGCATTAGCACAAATAGCTGTAGCTAAAGATAAAGTTCAGGCTAGAAAAGCTAATGTCGATAGGCAAAGAGCGCAAGAGCAACAACCTGATCAGGTTCAGCAACAACAAGCTCCTCCACAAAGACAAGCTCCGGCTCAACGTGATCCGAAGTTAGAAAGTTGGTTAGATAAGAATAGTTGGTTTGGAACTGATCGAGTTATGACTCGTGCGGCTCAAGCTATTCATGAACAGTTAGTTTTAGAAGAGGATTTCGATCCTACGTCAAGCGATTATTATAAAGAAATTGATTCTCGTATGCGTAGAGAAATGCCTCAAAGGTTTAAGGAAAAACGGTCCAACGCCCAGACTGTTGCTCCCACGTCCAATGGACGGTCTATAAAATCAGGGCGGAAAAAATCGGTTGAGTTATCACCGGGTCAAGTTGCTTTTGCGAAAAAAATGAGAATACCACTCGAAAAATATGCGCAAGAAGTAGCAAAATTAAACAAACGGAGTGAATAATCATGGGAAATGATCAAAACAGGAAGTCACGCGATGCAAATACGCGGGAACACTCAGAACGTGTTCAAGAATGGCGTCCGGGTTCAGCTTTGGAAGCTCCAGAGCCACCCATTGGTTTTAAACACCGCTGGATACGTGAATCTGTAATGGAATTCGACGATAAAACTAACGTACATAAAAAACGGCAAGAAGGTTGGGACCTCGTTCGCGCTGAGGAATATACCGATTATTATGGCCCTGTTGTAGACGAAGGAAGAAACGCTGGCATCATTGGTGTTGGTGGTCTTGTTCTCGCAAGAATCCCCGTCGAAGTAGCAGAGCAGCGGAGTAAACACTATCAAGGTGTATCACAAAATCAAATGGATGCAGTGGATCGTGATTGGATGCGTGAAAACAATCCAGCCATGCCTAAGCTAAATCCGCAACGTAAATCATCCGTTTCCTTTGGTCAAAAAGGACGCGGAAACTCTGAAGGAGAGTAAAGATGTCTAATCAAGACGCTGCTTTCGGCCTTCGCCCTCTTAGAACTTCCACAAGTTCACAAAGACAAAATCGTTATCGTATTGCTTCTGGCTATAATACAAGTATTTTCCAAGGTGACTTAGTTATAGTCGATACTAATGGAACAATTACTCGTGCGCCAGCAGGTGCTACTAATCTGATTTTGGGCGTATTTAATGGCTGTTCATATGTAAACGCTAGTGGTGAAATAACATATTCTAACTACTGGCCTGCAAACGCAACTGGGACAGATATTTTCGCAAATGTCATTGATGACCCAAGTGCAACTTTCGAAATTCAAGCAGATGCAGCTATGCCTGTAGCTGACTTGTTCGGAAACTTTGACATCGTTGATGCAACGGCAGGAAGTACCGTAAGTGGTAATTCTCGCACTGAGCTAGATGTTACAACAGGCGCGACGACTGCTGGTCTTCCGCTTAAAGCAATCGACATTTCTCAAGACCCTGAGAATAGCGATGTTTCCACCGCGAACACTAATGTGATCGTAAAAATCAACAACCACCTGTTCAGTGCTGGCACTGCGGGTCTAGCATAAGGAGTCTGTGTAATGGCTATTTCACGTTCCCAGCTCGTCAAAGAGCTAGAACCGGGCCTCAACGCTCTGTTCGGTATGGAGTATGATCGCTATGAGGGCGAACATGCTGAAATCTTCGATACTGAATCTTCAGACCGTGCGTTTGAAGAAGAAGTAATGCTTGTAGGATTTGGGAATGCTCCCACAAAATCCGAAGGCGCAGGAGTCGATTTTGATAATGCAAATGAAGCATATACTGCTCGTTATTCACACGAAACAGTTGCGCTTGCATTCGCATTGACTGAAGAGGCAATCGAAGACAACTTGTATGACCGCTTAGGCGCTCGTTATACAAAAGCACTTGCGCGCTCAATGGCGCACACTAAGCAAGTCAAAGCTGCATCTGTATTAAACAATGCGTTTAATGCGGCTTTTGCAGGTGGTGACGGTGTTGAGCTTTGTTCAACAGCACACCCATTGTCAGGCGGCGGTACTTTCCGCAATGAGCCATCAACAGCAGCAGACCTTAACGAAACTTCGTTAGAAAACGCTCTGATTGACATCTCAACGTTTGTAGATGAACGCAACATGATTATTGCTCTTCGCGGAGCAAAAATGGTTATTCCACCACAACTGCAATTCGTTGCAGATCGCTTGTTGGAATCAACTTTACGTGTTGGCACAGCAGACAATGATATTAACGCAGTAAGAAACATGGGTATGCTTCCAGAAGGTTACACTGTGAACCATTTCTTGACAGACCCAGACGCGTTCTTCATTAAAACTGATGCACCTAACGGATTTAAGCACTTTGAGCGTTCGCCTATGCGCACGAACATGGAAGCTGACTTCGATACAGGTAACATGCGTTTCAAAGCGCGTGAGCGTTACAGCTTTGGCTATTCTGACCCACGTTGTGTATTCGGTTCTCCGGGCGCATAATAATAAGTCTTTTATTTTTGACAGGGGCGACTGAGGTTGCCCCTTTCTTTTTGTAAAAACTTCGTGTATCTTGTAATTGAACAATGATGTTCAAACAATTTTATATATTCCTGTATTTTGCAAATATAGGAAGTTGACCTCGGACACGAGAGGAGAAAAACATGGCAACTACACATTTTTCAGGACCAGTGCAATCAACTAACGGCTTTGAGGTACCAGTTGTAACAACTGCTAATCTTCCAGCTTTTGCTGATACAACTGTTGGCACTGTTTATATCGTCAGCGACAATGGTGCAGGCAATGACGAATATTGCTTAGTAATCAATACAGGAGCCGCTTGGGTTACTGCTGTTGGTGCCGCATTATCATAATAGGAGACTAACATGGCAGGTCCAGTAAAGGCATATAATTGGGCGCAGGGAACATCTGCGGCTGTTGTCGGTCCTGCTCGTTCACGCATTCGTCAAATTGTAATTTACGCGGCAGCCGCTGGCGCTTTTACGATTAAAAACGGAAGCGGTTCGGGCGAAACTCTAATTACGCAAACTTTTTCAACAGGAATGCATCATTTGAATATTCCAGATGACGGTATTTTGGCTGGAAGTGGTGCGTATGTTAGTGCTTTCACAGGTTCCAGTAACGAATTGACAATCTTTTTGTCATAAGGAGGTTTTGATGGCTAACTTTCGTTCCATAACACAGGTTGGAACATCTGAGCCATTTGAGCTTCAGGTGGCGCGGGGGCAAATCCCCGGCCACAAACATGTTTTTAAGTTCGGCGTAAATCCCATTGTTCAGAACGTAGAAGAAACAGTCTGGGAGGGCGGTGGACTGTATGTGTACCCGTCTTCAGCGTTAATCATGACAGTTGCCAG